CCAAAGGGAGAAGGGCAAACGCGGGGAACGCGAGCTTGCCGGCCAGCTGCGGGAGTATGGCTATGACTGCCGCCGGGGCCAACAGTATTGCGGCCGCAGCGGCGCCGCCGATGTGGTAGGCCTTCCGGGGATTCACATCGAATGCAAACGAGTTGAGCGGCTGAATCTGCATGACGCCATGGATCAGGCGGTGCGGGATGCCGGGGCTTTACCTGAGGATGGAAGGCCGTTCCCCGCGGTATTCCACCGCCGGGATCATGAAGAATGGCTGGTTACAATGCGGTTGGAGGAGTGGATCCACCTGTACCGCGAATGGGAATCCGGCCGGGAACTGGGGTGATTCAATGAATTACATTGCTGAGATCAAGGCGTTTTACGATACGCTCGAACTAAACCCGCTGCCCTCACCCGCCATCGCCTTATGGCACGCGCTGATGTCCATAGCGAATAAAACGGGTTGGCAGGAAGAGTTTACGGTAGCAGTATCAGTCCTGGTGCTGAAATCGGGACTAAACGCACAGGCAATCAAACGGGCCAGGAACCGGCTGGAGCAGGATGGGTACATTTCCTGGAGATCCAGGGGAGGGAATCAGGCTGCGATTTACCAGGTGCATTCGCTTGTGGTACGTTCTGTGGTACAAAATGAGGGTACGATTTGTACCACAAAGTGTACCGAAAATGTACCACAGACCGAACCACAGAGTGAACCACAACCTGTACCACAAAGTGTACCTATTAATAAACATAAACATAAACTAAACAAAACTAAAAAGAAAGGTACTAACGTACCTCAAGAAAGTGTGGACGGATTTTTCGAAGCGCTTTGGAAGCTTTACCCGGTCAAGAAGGGGAAAGGCGCGGTTTCAGACACCCAGAAGCGGAAGCTGTTTGGAATCGGCCTGGAGGAGTTGGCGCGGGCCGTTGAACGCTATTGTGCAGAAATGCAGGGCAGTGATGTGCGGTACTGGAAGCATGGCAGCACGTTTTTCAACAGTGGCTATGTGGATTATCTGGATGATGAGTGGGCAAAGTCCCACCAGGAGGCCATCCTGCCGGACGCGGTGGAAGCACAGGAGGAGGCAACGGTTGATTACGGATGGGAGGATGACTGAGGAACGTCTGGATTTGTTCAGGAGGTGAGCGTGTGAGATACGAGTTTAAGGAGCAGGACGCATGGGATCTGGTGCGCTTTCTTGGAATCCAGGGGAAGCAGCGGGGAGATGAGCTGCAGCTGGCGGAGTGCCCTTACTGTCACGGCGGGAAGAACCGGAAGGACAAAGGCTCTTCCGCCATCAACCTGCGGACTGGGCAGTTCAAATGCCTGCGGCAGAGCTGCGGAGTTCAGGGAAATATGCTCACACTGGCCCGGGATTTTGGATATACGCTGATTCCTGAGGCCGAGGCGTCCACCAGGAGCAGAACGACATATAGGACCTTGAAAACACCAAAGGAGCCGATCCGGCCCAAGCCGCCGGCGGTGGCATACCTGGAAAGCCGCGGGATCTCCCGCCGTGTGGCGGAGCGGTATGAGATCACGGTGCAGACAGAGCACCCCAATGTACTGGTATTCCCCTTCTACGACGAGAATGGGGATATGCAGTTTGTGAAATACCGCAAGACGGATTTTGATAAGGCCAGGGACAAGAACAAGGAGTGGTGCGAGGCAGGAACCAGGCCTATCCTGTTTGGGATGAAGCAATGTGTGGATTTCGAGACTCTGGTGATTACGGAGGGGCAGATTGATTCCCTGTCCGTGTCGGAAGCCGGGGTAAAGAATGCAGTTAGCGTTCCGACCGGGGCCCGAGGATTTACCTGGGTGCCGCATTGCTGGGAATGGGTGAGAAAGTTCCGAAAGATCGTGGTATTCGGTGATTTTGAGAAGGGACATATGAGCCTGCTGGACGAGCTGCGGCAGCGTTTTCCAAACCCGGTCTACCGTGTAGAAGAAGCCGATTATCATGGCTGTAAGGACGCCAATGAGCTGTTATGCAAGCATGGAGCTGCCGCGGTGAAGACGGCGGTGGAACGGGCAAAGCCGGTGCCGGTCCGAAGGGTGAAGCCGCTTACAGAGGTCAGCCGGGTGGAGATTTATAAGCTCCCGAAGCTGAAAACCGGGCTCTACCAGCTGGATCGGCTGCTGGGCGGGGGCCTGTACTTTGGACAGGTGGACATCATTGCAGGGAAACGCGGGGATGGGAAGAGCACACTGGCGGGCCAAATGATGGCCAACGCGATGGACCAGGGGTATAAATGTTTCGTGTATTCCGGGGAGCTGCCGGATTATCTGTTCAAGGCCTGGCTGGACTTCCAGGTGGCAGGGCCGGCAAATGTGGTTGAGAACTACCGGGAAGACGGGAGTGTCAACCGGTTTGTGACCAACAGCAATATGGACCGGATGAACGCCTGGTACCAGGATAAGTGCTATCTTTATGACACGGGGATAATTGATGATGATGAACCTGAGGATCTTGTGAAAACCATCCGCAGCGCGATTATGCAGTATGGGGTCAGGGTGATCCTGATCGACAACCTGATGACGGCCATTGACCTGGATGTGGACGAGAACACGGAGAAGTATGACCGGCAGTCCCGGTTTGTGAAGAAGCTGGCGCGGCTGGCCATGCAGTATGAGGTGTTGATCCTGTTAGTGGCCCACCGCCGTAAAAATGGATATACGAACGATACCAACGACGAGGTAAGCGGATCGGCGGATATCACGAACCTGGCTGGGATTGTGATGAGTTATGACCGGGACAAGGAGCTTCCTCCAACGCAGCGGCGCCTGGTGGTGTCCAAGAGCCGTCTGATGGGGAAGCTGTGTCTGGACGGATATGTGATGGATTATGACGAGCGGTCAAAACGGATCTATGGATTGGGTGATGAGTTGAACCGTGAGTTTGGATGGCAGAAGGCGGAGACATTCGAACCGGCGGAGGGGATGGTGCCGTTTGATGAGGAGATCAGTTTTGAGTAGGAGATATGGATGGACAATGAGACAGTGGCAGCAGTGCTGAAAGAGGCACAGCGGTTTTGGCTTAAGTGGAGGGACCGGGTACCGGCGCGGGATTCTGAGCAGTGGGATGAGTTGTCGAGCGAGGCGGGAATGATCAAACAGAAACATGGGACCTGGATGATCAGAAAGTGGGAAGGCCCGACGCCGACCATGGAAGAGGAGCCTGTGGCGGCGCCGATTGTGAATTGGTTCATGGATGAGCTGGAGGCCCGGGAACGGGCGGCATATGGGAAGGAGAAGCGGAATGCGTAAAGCGAATCGAATCATGATGGTACAGAACATGGTGAACACGCTGGCAGAGAGCGTGAAGGAGTATGAGAATTTCGAAGTGAGGAATGGCCGCGGGCCGTTGTACAACGAACTTGATATGTATCACACCAAGGAATCGATCAGACGCCGGATCACGCAGGCCAGGGCGGAATTGCTGCAGTTGGAGAAAGAGTTGTAGAGCGGAGGTGAAAGGGATCGATGATCAATGTGGGCGATACAGTGACCTGGGAAAGCCAGGCACAGGGAAGTTGGAAAGAAAGATCGGGAAGGTAATTGCAGTTGTGCCGCCGGGGGAAAGCGCCCTGGGATGGGTACCGGCAGAAGCCAAGAAAAGCCATGTCAAGTTTGAAGTGGACATCTACCTGAAGGGGGACCGAGCGGTGGTGGCGGTGCCGGCGGGAACATATGGAGGGCTGACACATTATTATGCGCCGCGGGTGTCGGTTCTGGAGAAAAGGATGGAGGAATGTACATCATGAATATTCCATTGCACTATCCCGGTAGCAAGAAGAGGATTGCACCATGGATTATTCAGTACATGCCGCCCCATCACAGCTACTTGGAGCCGTTTTTCGGTGGTGGTGCGGTATTGTTTGAAAAGTGTCCGGCGCCGATAGAGACGGTCAATGATCTGGATGATGATGTAGTCAATTTCTTTCGCGTGTTACAGGATGTAGAAAGCCGGGAACAGCTATGTGCATGGCTTGATTATACGCCCTATGCTCGATCTGTATATGAGGAATCCTTCACGAATCCATCAAGAACGCCAGTGGAGCGGGCTGCATACTTTGCAATCAGATCATTACAGAGCCATGGTTTCCGGATAACAGAGAAATGTGGATGGAAGAAGGATGTGTATGGCCGGGAGGCTGCTTATGCGGTCCGCTACTGGAACGAGCTGCCGGCTGCGTTGGCAGAGATGGCGGAACGCCTGAAGCAGGTACAGATAGAGCACCGGCCAGCCTTGGAACTTATCAAAGCATTCAACCACTCGAATGTTTTGATTTATGCAGATCCGCCCTACGTGCTGTCAACTCGTGGACGAAAACAGTATCGGCATGAGATGTCAGATCAGGATCATAGGGAATTGTTAGAGGCATTGTGTGAGAGCCGGGCTAAGGTTATGCTGTCGGGATATGAGTGCCCTCTGTATGAGGAATATCTGTCAGGATGGCATAAAGCACAGATTGGAGCCAGAGCGCAGCACAATTTGCCTCGGGTGGAAACACTCTGGATGAATTATGAGCCTGACAAGCAGATCTGCCTGGGAGATATGTTGGCGTACACAGATTGATTGGGAAAATCGTTATTTTGAGGAGAAACAATGTTAAATAGGTCATTAGTTTCCAGTAATTCAAATGAGTGGGCTACACCACAAAAACTTTTTGACATGCTGGATTCTGAATTTCACTTTACGCTTGATCCTTGTAGTTCCCATATGAACTGCAAGACAGATAAACACTATACAATTAATGAGAACGGTTTGCAGCAAGATTGGAGTGGAGAACATGTATTCATGAATCCGCCATATGGATATCAGACTTCACAGTGGATCGAAAAGGCTTATAAGGAAAGCTTGAGAGGTGCAGTTGTTGTATGCTTAATAGTTGCGCGAACAGATACTTCTTATTGGCACGATATAATTTTTAAGTATGCAGCTCAATTAACATTTGGGTGAGGTGATAAAATGTATAAAAGTGTGTATGTAAAAACGCTTGGATGTTTTGCAAGGGGAATCGATTGCAATGAATTTATTTTCACTGACGTTGAAATCGAAGATACTTCAAATTATCTGACCTTATACAGCAAAGACGGGACATTGGCTTTTAAATGTAGAATTGATGATATTGATCGCTTTGCTAAAATGGAAAACTGACATTTGGTGGAGGAAATAATTGAATACAGAAACACAGTTCTACAAGGGCATACAGCTTAAATTAATAGAACGAAATTACGGCACCAGGAAGGCTAAGCGATATACGCTCAACGGCACTAATCAGAATGTATGGATACCTAATAAACACCTCACTGATGACGGCACTATAATCCAGGGAGAAAATATTGATTATGTGTTCAGGAAAGCCAAGAGACAGTTAGAAATAGCCGGGATAACGCAGGCTATACAAGGCATTAAACGAAGGACTCGGAACCAATAGAAAATTAGCACTTCTCCAGGCCAATCCTGCGGGGAGGTATGGTTTTCGCAGGATTAGTCTGGACATTTTGGAAGGAGGGCGAGATCGTGGAGAAACATTATTGTGACGTTTGCGGCGCAGAGACGCCGGTGGGGCACCGAAAGATGGTGGTTGAGATAGAGCAGATCCTGGAGGGCGCCGGGGTGGAAGATCTGTGCTGTAGCTGCCAGGAGAAGGCCAGGCAGATCGCCTGGGGCGATGTTGTGCGGGCGGCCATCCAGCGCGCGGGGAATACGGTATGAGGCGCAGGGAGTCCAAGGTCATCCGGGCTGACAAGGCAATGGCGCTCCGGGCCAAGGCAGCCACGGCAGCGGAGGCGCTGCGAGAACTGCCGCCGGATACCTGGTCCGCCACAATGCCGGCGTACTGCTATACGATGTTGTGTCCGGACCCGGAGCTGCGGCAGCCATTGAAGGGAGTGGGATGATGGAGAGAGTAAGGCCCATAGAGGTACAGGCGATATGCTTGATTTGTCGGAAACGATATCCGGTTGGGACTTCGCGGTGCAGCTGCGGGGGCAGGCTGTACGTGACGGGGATATACAGGAGTGCCTTGAAGATTGGAGGTGCAGCGTGTGAACAGAGCGGATCGGCGCCGGCAGGCCCGCCAGCGGGATCGGATCAGCCAAGAGATCATACATAAGGCCCAGCAGCAGCTCAACGACGGCCGGGTGGAGGCCATGATGGTCTGCATGGCGCTGGGGCTGCACCAGGAGTTCGGATTTGATCGTGATGATTGCCTGCGGGCACTGCGGGCCGTGGACGCCTTGATGGAGCCGTGGATCCGCGGGGAGTGCAGCCTGGAGGATATGCAGCGGCAGGTGCGGGAAGAGATCGGGATTGAGATCAGGTGTTGAGGAGGTGATACCGATGGACAAGGTTCGGAAGCGGGATATGAAACTGAGCGATTACAATATTTCCCGCGCAAAGTATAATGAGCTGAAATATTTTTGTATGCAATATGAGGAGAAAAAGCGGGAATTGCATAAAGGCTATGGTTTGAATGCAATCGTCAATGATGGTTTACCAAAAGGAAACCTTCCTGGAAATCCAGTTGAGGGTCAGGCTATCCGTAATGCGGTTTTGCAGGCAGATGTTGATTTAATTGAGCACACAGCTATGGAAGCTGGAGCTGATGTTTACCAATGGCTGATAAAGAATGTGACGGAGGGTGTTCCTTATGAATGGTTAAATGTTCCTTCAGGCCGTCGGCAGTTCTACGAGACACGGCGGTATTTTTTCTTTTTACTGGCACAGAAAAGATAAATAAAAAGTGGGTAACTCAAAGGGGGTACTTCCGTGATATTCTGGTAGCATGGAAATGGTTGAAAAAGTTATTTCCATCCCCCAACCTCCCCATAAGACACGGCCGCCGGGTGCAACAGCCCGCCGGCTGACTCGCCGGTATTGCGACTGCAGCACACAGTACTGCTGAATATACCGGAAAACTAAAACGCCGGTACACCATAAGTACGTCAGGCACTGCGCAGCATAAGCCGGGCTGGGTTCCTGAATGGGAGTAGACCACAAGGTTTAGAAGTCCCACGTCCGGCGTTATAACAGGAACGTATTCCGGTGTCCTTCGGGCCCGGGGGCTTTTTATGGCATAAAACATAGAAGGGTAAAAAAGGTGTGGAAGGATACGAAAAAAGGCAGAAAAGCGCAAAAAGGTTAAAAATGCGAATAAAAATTTTCACAATCTATTGATTTCTGCATAAATTACGTTATAATAAAGGTACATATAGTTGTGTATCGTTAAGTATGATTAGGCAACACTATATGTAACATAAAAAAAGCTGTGCCAATAATTTGGGAGGTGATATGTATGGCAACAAGCAGTATCTTAAAGGATGTAACTATTAAAGATCGCCAGCGTGCACATACATTCGTAGAGGCATTGCATGAAGCAGAGAATAAGAGATTTGAGCACGTTGCGATTAGTAGGAAGTGTTCGGAAATAAAGGGAGATAAAATCAAAGATTTCTTTGGTAAACGGTAAAATGGCAGAATTCGTTCAGATCAAATTAGATGATATGCTAAATCAATTAGGAGAGAATGAGGTAAAATCTATTCTCTCCTCTTTTGTGTGTAACGAAAATTTTGATGTGCAGGATTTTATACAAAATAAAGCAATCGAGTTTTCACGACAAGGTCTGGCGAAGACAACGTTGGTGTATTGGAAGTCTGATGATAATAAAGAAAAGTACCTTGTTGGATATTATGCTATTGCGCCCAAATTTATACGTGTTTCCCGAGAGGCTGTTAGTAAAACAATGGCAAAAAAATTAAATAATCATGGAAGTTACGATGACGGCACAAGAGAGTATATAGTGCCAGCCCCTTTAATCGCACAATTAAGCAAGAATTACGCAGAGGGTAATGACACCTTAATTTATGGTTGTGAGCTATTACAGATGGCAGTGGACAAAATTAAAGAGATACAAAATGAAATAGGTGGTCGTTTTATATTTTTGGAGTGCGAAGAAAAGGAAAAGCTTATTGATTTTTATAAAAGCAATGGTTTTACCGCATTTGAAAAGCGTAAAAAGGGGAAGAATGAGACTGGCACGGAGTATCTTATCCGTTGGTTGAGATATTTGAAATGAATTACATATATTAATCAGGGGCCACCTCCGGGTGGCTCTTTTAGTATCCAAAACAAACAAAATGGAGGTGAGGACGCATGGCCAGAGCGCCGGATCCGCGAAACGAGCAGGCAAAGGCCATGTACCTGAACGGGCAGAAACTGATTGAGATTGCAAATCAACTGGGTCTCCCGGAGGGGACGGTCCGCCGCTGGAAGTGTACGCACAGGTGGGATAACGAACGTTCGGATAAGAAAAGCGAACGTTCGGATAAAAAGCGGGGAGCGCCTAAAGGCAATAAAAACGCTGCCGACCACGGCGCCCCAGAACAGAATAAGAACGCAGAAAAATACGGTTTCTTCAGCAAGTACCTGCCTGAGGAGACCGTTTCGATTATCCAGGAAATGCCGACGGATCCGCTGGATGTCCTGTGGGATCAGGTCCAGATCGCCTACGCTGCGATCATCCGGGCTCAGCAGATCATGTACGTCAAGGACCGGAACGACAAGACCATCGAACGGATCGGCCAGAAGAAGGGCAAGATCAGCGGAGAGGAGTGGGAAGTGCAGCAGGCCTGGGACAAGCAGGCCAACTTCCTTCAGGCGCAGGCCCGGGCGCAGAAAACGCTGGAGGGACTGATCAAGCAGTACGACGAGCTGCTGCACAAGCGCTGGGACCTGGCCACGGAGGAGCAGCGGGCGCGGATCAATCACGTAAAGGCCCAAACTGCCAGGCTGTCACTGGAGCCGCAGGCCGACGAGGAAGATGGGGTGAATATTATCAATGACGCGCCAGAAGCCGCAGGTCAGGATCTCGGAAATTGTGATCCCGAAGTACCTGCCAATATTTAATGACACCAGACACAAGCACATTATTCTGACCTCCGGCCGCGCTGGCACGAAGTCCAGTTATGCAGCCATCCGGGCCAATTACCAGTTGGTAAGCGATCCGCGGGGATCCGTCGTGGTGCTGCGTAAGCGCCACAACAAGCTGCGTAAGACCGTATATAAAGAGATGATTCGCGGCATTAACCGCCTGCAGATCAGGAAGGACCGGTTTGTGATCGGGAAGTCCCCAATGGAGATCACCTATAAGAAACACGGCACCACGATGTACTTCGCTGGATCCGACGGTATCGACGATACCAAGGGCATTATCGATGAGGATAAGCCCATCAAGCTGGTCATCCTGGACGAATTAACCGAGTTTTTCGATGACGGAGAGGGAGAAGAGGAACTGGCTAATATCGAGGCCACCTTCGTCCGTGGTAATAAGTCTGGCTTTCAGATGATCTACCTGTACAACCCGCCAAAGAACCCCAATGCTTCAATTAATCAGTGGTGCAAGAAGATGGAGCAGCGGCCGGACTGTCTCCATATTCACACAGATTACCGGGATGTACCAGTAGACTGGCTGGGTCAGGATCTGATCGATTCGGCCAGAGTTATGGAGCAGACGGACCCCAAAATGTACTGCTGGACCTGGCTGGGTGAATCCATTGGTGTGGATGAACTGATCTATTACATGTATGGCGCCAAGAACCGGTACAGACCTCCAGAGGATTCCAGATACCGGCTGATTGGAATCGGCGTAGACTATGGCCAGCAGAATGCCACCACCTACCAGCCGTTTGGCCTGAACCTGGACCGCAAAAAGCTGGAGGGCCTGGAAGAATATTACCATTCTGGCCGGGACTCAGGAAAACAAAAAAGCCCTTCGGAGTATGCCAGGGACTTTATAACGCTGACAGATGAGCTGCACGAGAAATACAAGTGCAGCTGTTTTTATGCATTCATTGATCCCTCAGCTGCCGGCTTGGCGGAAGAGATCAAGCGCCAGGCAGCACATTGTGATTACCAGATATCCATTAAACCGGCTGAGAATGATGTGAAGGTAGGAATCCAGCGGGTGCAGAAATGTCTGTCCTATGGAGTGCTGACAGTATCGCCCATGCAGCCAAAGCTTGATTGGGAGCTGGGCCTGTATGAATATGACAAGCAATCCATCGAGAAGGGTAAGGAAGTGCCGATCAAAGAAAATGACCATGCATGTGACGCCACCAGGTACTGTGTGATGGGATTATGGACAAAGATAAAATATTTCCTTCCAAGAGCAGACAGGGAGGATGAGAAAGAAGGTGAGAGCAGATGAACATCATAACATTTTTGAGCAAGAAGGGGTATGATACTGTATCGAGTGATCATTACCGGATGGTCCAGGTCTGGGAAAGCTGGTATCGTAACAAGGTGCGGGGCTTCCACCGGTATCGGATCAACAACGGCTCCAATACGGTGAAGTGCGACCGTCTGTCTGCCGGCATGGCCAAGATGGTCAGTGAGGATCTGGCCGATGATCTCCTGAATGAGAAGGTTAAGATCACGATCAGCGATCCAGAAACCAATCGTTATGTCGAGGCAGTACTGGCGGCAAATAACTGGGCAGTGCAGTCCAATGCATATCAGGAGCGTAAGGGCTATACCGGAACCGTGGCCTATGTGCCTTATCTGGATGGAGTAGGGGTGGATGAGGACGGAAGTGTGATCGCCGGTACAGGTTCGATTCGCTTGAACTATTTCGAGGCCTCCAATATCTACCCGCTGTCGTGGTTAAATGGAGTTGTGGAGGAATGTGCTTTCGTTTCCATTCACACGGTACAGGGCAAGAAATATGCCCACATCCAGCTGCATGTCAGAGAGGGGGAGGCCGGGGAGTATATGATCTGCAACAACGTGGTGGAGTGTACGGCCGGCGCGGGGAGAGAACTGAGCCCTGCAGAGTGGAGGCAGCTTCGCCCTTTTCAGGCCATGTCTGAAAAAGCCTACACAGGATCAGCGCAACGTCAGTTCGTTATTGACCGCTTGAACATTGTCAACAACATCGATCCTGACAGTCCCATGGGCGTGGCGGTATTTGCAAACGCCATTGATCAGCTTCGAGGGATTGATATTGCCTATGACTCATATGTGAATGAGTTTGTGCTTGGAAAGAAGCGCATATTTGTGGCACCTGAGATGTTGTCCGTGAGCGACAGCGGCGCTCCTGTGTTTGATCCAAACGATGTGACCTTCTATCAGCTTCCGGAGGACAGCATGAAGGAGGGCGAGGCAATCCGTGAGGTCAACATGGAGATCCGGGCAGCTGCTCATAGCCAGGCGATCAATGACTTCCTCAATATCCTATCGGTCAAGTGTGGGTTTGGTACTCAGCACTATCGCTTTGAGAACGGGAACATTCAGACGGCCACCCAGATCATCAGCGAAAATTCCGATCTGTATAAGACCATTGTGAAACATGAAATCATTCTGGATAATGTCCTGAAGGAGTTGGTGAGGATCATCGTTCGTTTGGGTAATATCCTGGGAGCTGGTCTGAATGAGGAGGCCGAGGTTATCATTGACTTTGACGATTCCATTATTGAGGATACGGCAACGGAGCGTAAGGAGGATCGGTTGGATGTATCTATGGGGGTTATGCGTTTGGAGGAGTATAGGGCAAAATATTATGGGGAGACAGAGGAGGAAGCAGCCAAGAATCTGCCGGAGCCGGCATTGACGGAGGAGTGATGTGAGTGACATCTGAAGAACTGGAAAAGCTGCCCAAGCCATTGGAACGCACTATGACTGCCTTGGAGTTATCAATCATGGATGAGATCATCCAACGCGTAAAAACAGTCACACAGATTACACCGGTAACGGATTGGCTGATCCTACGGCTGCATGCCATAGGGGAGAGCAAAGCCAGAATCAAGCGTATGATCGGGGAAGCGATTAAGGAAGCCGATTTACGGGTGGATGATATTTATGAACAGGCTGCACGATCAGATTATATCAGATCCAGAGAGATTTATGAGACGGCTGGAAAGGATTATCAGCGATATGAAGATAATAAGTGGTTGCAGCAGATTGTAGAGGCCACCCGCCAGCAGACTAAGAACAGTCTGCGCCCGTTGGAAAATATTACGCAGACAACAGGCTTTAATGTGCCTATGGGGGCAGGGAAGAAGGCTTTTACGCCGCTATCTGAGTACCTGGAAAGGAGCTTGGACAAGGCCGTGATGGGGATTGCCACCGGTACTAAGACATACAGTCAGACTGTGTGGGATGTAATTGACGAGATGACGGCCAGCGGTATCAGGACGGTGGATTATGCGTCTGGAAAATCTGATAGGATTGAGGTTGCGGTAAGGCGTGCCGTGATGACAGGGGTCGCTCAAATGGCTGACAAGGTCAACGAGCACAATGCAGAAGAGCTGCAGACGGACCACTGGGAAGTAGACTGGCACATGGGAGCCAGGAATACTGGAACCGGCTACCAGAATCATCAAAACTGGCAGGGAAAGGTATACAGTACCGAAGAGATGCGGACTGTCTGTGGTCTCGGGGAGCTGCTCGGGTTTGCTGGGATTAACTGCTACCACATACGTTTTCCATTCATTGTTGGCGTTTCCAAGCGTAAGTATACGGATGAGTGGCTGACCGAACAGAATAAGCGGGAGAATGAGAAGAAGGTATATAAAGGCCGGGAATATGATACATATGGAGCCCTTCAGCACCAGCGGAAGCTCGAACGGACCATCCGAAAGCAGAAACAGGATATTGCACTCTTAGAGAATGCAGGAGTAGATAAAGAGGATATCACGGCTGCTAAATGCCGGTTACGTCTGACCAACAAGACCTATGCGGATTTTTCAAAGCAGATGGGCCTGCGGCAGCAGCGGGAGCGACTGAGAGTGCCAGCCAAATCGACTTTAAACATGGTATTTTCATCCGTTACTGCACGACATGGCGAATACAATGACCAGGCAGAATTCAAAATCCCGATGAAGGGGGTTTCTGATGAAATTGTAGGAAAAGTATCACAAGCCTGCAAAGAGGCGATAAAGCTGGGAGCGGAGGATGGAAATGAGCATGGGTTTACCATCAATATACAGTCTGGAGAAGTGAAATACTATACAAGTGGAACAACAGGAGAAATATTCGGAGGTGAATTTTTCAAATATCTACAAGGCCAGCCGGATAATAGTATCATATCCGTCCACAACCATGCCGATAACAGGGGATTCTCTTATTCGGATATTAACACGTTTGTGACGGAGAAGGCACTCTATGGAAATATCGCTGCCTGCCATAATGGAAAAGCATACTATGTGGAACAGAATATCAAGTCTTTTGAAACGGGAAGCGCTTTTACAGAGGCAGATCTGTTTGATGATATTGTTTCCGCATTGCGGTCGGATATGAAAAGTGGTAAAATTGAAACATATCAATTTTCCGCATTTAAGGAAGAACGCTGCTGTGAAAGAATGGCGCAACAGTTTTTTAAGAAATATGAGGTGATCGAATCATGAAAACACCATCCTGGTGCCGGGAATGCCCCTTTTATTTTCCGGATATGACAGCAGAAGACTATTTATATCTGCTATATTGTATGCGGACTTATGGAAAGTCAGATACTGTATTAAAAATTCAGAGGGGCGAGATTCAACTTTCGCCGGTTGAACAACGGACGAAGAAAGAAGTGTTTGAAAAGTTTTCAGGAGATTTGAATTATGTATTTAATATTGACCTGATGTGTTAGTATCGTTGGGGATCTTAGGAGACAACAGATGATTAAAGTAAGCATATCAGAAAAGGAGATTCAAATGCAGGGGCATGCAGGGTGGAATGCAAATGGACGGGATATCGTCTGCGCCGCCATATCGGCGCTCACCTGCAACCTGATCAATTCTTTGACACAGTTGACGGATAATCGCATTCGGGCGGATACTGGCAGTGGAAAAACAATTATTGAATGGGAAGGGTTGTCCGAACAGGGACGCATTTTGGTGGATTCCTGGTTCTTGGGGATTGCCGCAGTGAATCAGGAATATAATTGCATAACATTTGTTTAAAAGTCCCTTATGGGGCTTTTTCTTTTGCCCGAACGGGAGGGCGATACAAGAAGCCCGGACAGTTCACGCACTTAAAAACGGAGGTATAAAATTGAGAAGAAAAATGAATTTACAGCTTTTCGCAGACGGCGGCGAGGGCGGCTCTGGCTCCCAGGGCGGTAATGCCGGATCTGGTAACGGCGGCCAGGGAAGCGCCGGTGCAGCATACAGTTTTGAACAGGCGGAGGAGATCGCCAATGCCAGGGCACAGCGCGCGGAGCAGGCGGCCCTTAAATCCTATTTCCAGCAGCAGGGCATGACCGAGGATGAGGTTCGGGCAGCGCTGGAGGAGTACAAGACCAAGAAAGAGAGGCAGAAGCCCAATGTTTCCGCGATTGAACAGGAACGGGACGAGGCGCTTACGAAGCTGCAGCAGTATGAGCATGAGAAGGTCCTGGCTGGTATGAAGGTCAAGGCTGAGGATTTGGACTATGTGCTGTTTAAAGTCAATGCGCTTGTGACCGATAAAAAGGATTTTAAGACGGCTGCTGCGGAGTGGCTGAAGGATAATCCGCGGTATAAGGATGGTGGGACTTATCGGATGTCGTCCGGGACGGCGGCCGATGGAAGCAAAGGAGCAGATACAGGAAACGAAGCAATTAACAACATGATCCGAGGAGCATTCGGAAGAAAGTGAGGAACTTATGAATAAAAGAAAGATGAACCTTCAGCTGTTTGCCGGTTCGGCGAATAGCATTGACCGGTCCGGTGCCGAAGCATTAATCCCGGAGCAGACCAGCCGGGAGATCATTCAGGGAGTAACAGAGCAGTCCACGGTTCTGGCAATGGGCCGTAAGTTGCCCAACATGTCCTCCAATCGGACTGTTATGCCTGTGTTGGATATGCTGCCGGTGGCCTATTTTGTCAACGGAGATACCGGGACAAAGAAAACCACCAAGATGGCGTGGGACAAGAAAAAGATTTATGCGGAGGAGATTGCGGTTATCGTACCGATTCCGGAAGCAGTTCTGGACGATGCAGATTATGACATCTGGGGCGAGGTTAAGCCGCGCCTGGTGGAAGCTTTTGGCAAGGTAATTGACGCGGCGATCTTCTTTGATGTCGGGAAGCCGGATAACTGGCGGAGTGGTATTTTTGCCACAGCTACAGCCGCCGGTGCCGTGGTTACAGCAACCAGCAACATGTACAAGGACATCATGGGAACTGGTGGAGTGATCGCAAAGATTGAGAAATCTGGTTACATGCCGACCGGACATGTGGCTGATATCAGTTTGAGGGCAGAACTGCGGGAGCTGGTAGACAATAACAACCGCCCCCTGTTTAAAACCGATTTGCAGTCTTCCACCCAGTACAGCCTGGACGGAAATACCATGAAATTCCCGAGGAATGGATTCTGGGACGCGACGAAGGCCAAGATGATTTCCGGAGATTTTGATCAGCTGGTGTATTCCATGCGGCAGGATATCACGTTTAAATTGTTTGATCAGGGCGTAGTGCAGGATCCGGCCACCGGCGAGATCGTGTACAACCTTATGCAGAATGACATGGTGGCCATGCGGGCCGTTATGCGTCTGGGCTGGGAGATCCCGAATCCGATCAATAGCCTGGAGACGGATAGGACCAAGCGTTGCCCGTTTGCTGTGTATGTACCGAAAGCAGACGCAGTGGTTTAATGATCAAAGGAGGCGCTGATGATTTACGCAGATGAGTCATTTTATCAAAATGAATACCTGCTGGGACGAAAGCCGGTCATCAGCGCCGGCTTTTCCTTCTATTCCCGGCAGGCCAGTCAACTAATTGACCAATACACATTTGGTCGATTGAAGGGACTGGGGAAGATTCCGGAAGTAGTTCAGATGTGTTGCTGCGAGTTGGCTGAGGCGGAATACCGACGGGAGAAGCAGCAGAAAGATTCTGGAGGCAAAATATCTGAGAAGAACGGAACCTATTCTGTCAGCTTTGGATCCGCCCAGGAGTTAGCTGCAGCTGCGGGAAAGGAGCAGTACTACATTATCATGAAATGGCTGGCAGAGACTGGCCTGTGTTATCGGGGGATTTGATATGTTTACCAATGCAGATGTAACACTATACATGTACAGCAAAGAGGGTAAGGTAGAGAAGTACACCAGAACGCCTATAGAAGGCGTGTACTGGGAGGATGTAAAACAGTCCACCTTCCTTAAGACGGGCCAGCGTGATGCCTGTTCTGCGCTGCTGGTGATTCCTCTGGAAAGCCTGGGTGGGCCGGTGAAGTTTACCCAAGGCAAGGATCTGGTTGTCAAAGATGTCATTGAGGATGAGATAGACTGTAGCAGCCAGGAGGCAATGTCGAAGTCCCTGGCGGCTCTTAGAGTGGCTCATGGGTTTCTGACGGTGGTTACAGTGGATGAACGGCTATATGGCAGCGAGTCAGTGCAGCATTATGAATTGGCCTGTAGGTAGGAGATGGAGACAGTGAACGTGCAATTCAATATCAAAGACATAGACACTCTGTTGCGGAAGCATGGATTGCAAAAGGGCGGGCCGGTGCAGAAGTTGGTGGACAGTGAGGTTATGCGGTACATGGGGGACTACATGCCCCGGCGTCAGGCTGGCGAACTGGAACATATGATGGTGATGGCCACGGTCATCGGTTCCGGCCAGATTGATATACCTGGCCCATATGCGCATTATCTGCATGAGGGAATTTTATATGTATCCCCGACCACGGGAAGCTCCTGGGCGAAGAAAGACGAGATCAAAGTTCCAACGGATCGGTTGCTGACCTATGCGGGCGCTCCCATGCGTGGTAAGAAATTCTTTGACCGTATGAAGGCGGATCACAAGGATGATATCCTGAAAGACGCACAAGCCCTTGTAGACAGAGGAGGAAAAACGTGACAATCATAGATTATATGCGCCAGAAATTAACCGAGTATCCGAAGATATCGGAATTTCTGGGCGGGGATGATATCCACATTGACTTTACGGACCCGTCACCGGTAAATTATGGCCTGTCAAGCACCGGGGATAGCCTGGTCAAGGAGGATATGCTTGGGAACCAGACGAGGCGACATAACTTCACACTGTATGCGGTGGGGCAGTCGTTCACGGATTACTGGCGTCTGGCGAACAGCAACTTCCTATTGGAATTGGCCTATTGGCTGGAACGCTTGCCGGAGGAACGCGGCATAGAGGTAGAGGTGGATGGAAAGAAGCTGACGGGGAAATTTGTGGGGGCCACCACGGCTAATGCTATGGCTATGCAGCCAATGAGTGAAACAATGGATAACGGCGTACTGTACCAGTTGCAGATAAGCGTCACGTACAAAATAGAAAGCGAGGAATTTTAAATGCCCGATGCAGCAGTAGGAAAGATTAAACGGAAATTTATGGCTCATTTCATCAATGCCGCGTTGCCGTCCGCCGCCTCTCCGGTGTTCGTGCGCCTGGGGAATGACCTGGAAGAGTACAGCGTGGAAATGAATGCCAACGTGGAAACTAAGACAAATATCAAAGGAGAAACCTCTGTCAATCTGGACAGTTATCAGCCGCAGGCGTCGGTAGAACCTTATTATGCTGAGGTTGGCGATCCGCTGTTTGAGCGCTTACAGACGATTGCGGACGAGCGCCAGACATTGGACGACCTGAAAACCGAGACGGTAGAAGTCCATTTGTGGGAGGCTCCCACATCCGGGAAATACGTGGCGTATAAGGAGGATGGTATCATCGAGGTGGTCAGTTATGGCGGAGACACCACCGGATATCAGATTCCATTTAACGTCCACTCGACAGGGAACCGGGTTAAGGGGACTTTTGATCTTGAGACCAAGACATTCACTGCGGATTCTGGTTCTGCATCATAAGGGGGGATATAACATGCGCAGCATTAGTTTTTCTGAAAATTATAAGTCGTTTTCGATCAATGGAGATGAGAGCCGGGTAATCAGATTTAACCCGGCCGATCCTAATATTTTGGTACGTGCTGATGAGGCCAAGAAACGGATCAGCGAAAAACAGGAGCAGATTACCACCGTAAAATTGCAGCCAGATGGAAGCCCAGTAAATAATTCTGAGGCGGTAGGGGAGGCGTTGCGCGGATTTGATGAGATGATCCGCGAAGAGGTCAACTACATTTTTAATGCTGATGTATATGACACAGTTTTCGCCGGACAATCCCCGTTGTGTATTGTGGGGGATGAAAAGGAATTTCTGTTTGAGGCGTTTTTGAAGGCTGCTATGCCAATTATTGAGGAAGGCGTGGATGAGTTCAACTCCAAAGGCATGGACCGTATCGAACGGTACACGAAGGAATATATGAAATGATTGGCCGGTTGCCTTCCGCCCTGGAGGTTGGCGGAAAACTGTATAATATTCGCACAGACTTTCGCGACATACTGACTATCATGTTGGCGTTTGCTGATCCTGAGCTTGACGAGCGGGAAAAGTATGCGGTTATGCTTACTATCTTGTATGAGGATCGCGATATTCCCGCGGAGGATGTGCCGGAGGCCATAGAGCGGGCTATCTGGTTTCTGGATTGCGGTCAGACCAACGAGGATAAGAAGCCGCCGCGCAAGGTTATGGACTGGGAGCAAGACGAATCAATCTTGTTCCCATCCATCAACAAGGTTGCGGGAAAGGAGGTTCGTGCCGTAGAGCATATGCACTGGTGGACCTTCATGGGATATTTCATGGAGATTGAGGACGGCACATTTTCCACAGTGCTGGGAATCCGCCAGAAACGAACCAAGGGAAAGAAGCTTGAAAAGTGGGAGCAGGAATTTTACCGGAACAATCGAAAATTGTGTGACCTGAAAACGAGATATACGGCCGAGGAACAAGCCGAAATTGACGAATGGAACAAATTACTGGGGTAGGACGCTGATCGGCGTCTTATTTTTGTGCGCGGAATCGAGGTGATAACATGGCAACAGGCGGGAGCGACGGAAGCTTAAATTTTGACACCAAGATCAACAAAGAAGGTTTTGACGCTGGCATGTCTATGCTTACCAAGGCCGTGGAGAAGCTTTCCGGCCTGATTGAAAATCTTACCAATCGTATGGAGGGATCATTTTCTGGTGCTGGGAGCGCAGCCCAAACCGCGGCGCAAAAAGTTGACACCGTGGCCGAATCTGCCCGGAAAGCCGCCGCAGAATTGGAGCGCTTGCAGAAAGAGAAGGACGCCACGTTCCGAGGTACGATTGAAAACAATGTGTCCAGCTCTGTCCCGGAGCGTGAAGGAAATTATGACGTATACGGAAATGATGTGGATGAGATCATCCGCAAGCAAAGAGAACTTGAAGCGGCCGCGCGTGAGACAACCAGTACAGTAACGGAAGGGACTGAGCAGCAGGAGCGCAGTGTGGTGGGGCTGAAAGACTCAATGCGGCTTGCACTGGAGGTATTTCAGCGGTTCCCGTCAACCATCAAAGGAGCCTTTGAGGCTGCCGGTGATGCCGCGTCTGGGGCCACGATGAAAACAAGGTCCTTGCAAGATGAGATTGACCGCTATACTGACGCGCTGTATTATGCGGAGCGTTCCGGCCTTGGGCTTGGGGATAAGGCATACGATGAGGCGTATGTGGGACTTTCCAAGGCCAAGAAGAAAGCTGAAGAATACAAAAAGTCTCTGCTTGGTGTGGACCAGAACCAGAAAAAAGCGGATAAGTCCTCTAAGAAGTTATGGACCAGTATGAAACAGACGGCCAAGAAAGGCGCTGTACCGCTGTCAAAGAGCATTGTCAAGCTGTCCAATATGTTCCGGCTTATGGTAATCCGCATGGCTATGCGTGCGGCGCTACAGGCCGCAAAGGAAGGGCTTGAGAACCTAGCGCAGTATTCGGACGAGACAAATAAAAGTATATCGTCTTTAATGTCAGCAAATACAAGGTTGAAAAACAGTTTTGCAACGGCGGCGGCCCCCGTTCTGAATGTAATGGCACCCGCGTTAAAATCGCTGATTGACCTGTTATCCGAGGCAACTTCTTGGGCTGGACAACTCTTTGCGACCCTGTCAGGAAAAACAACGTTCGTTAAGGCTGTGGACGTTGAAGAGGACTATGGGGCCTCTTTGAAGGACAGCAACAAGGAATTGGAAAAGAAAGAAAAGCTCAACAAGAAGCTATCGTTTTCTTTTGACGATCTCATTCAGGCTCAGAGCAATGCACAGAAATCTGATTACATTGGTCCTACACCGGATCAGATGTTCGAAACCGTAGAGATTACGGACGATATTGTGACATTCGCTGATACCGTTAAGGGTGTGCTTTCCGGCCTGTTTGACCCCATTAAACAGTCATGGGAAGAGAACGGCCACTATGCAACCGAGGCGGCAAAGACGGCATTCAACAGTCTAAAAACGCTTGCAGGCGACGTTGGCGCGTCGTTCATGCAGGTGTGGAAAACGGAAGGCTATGGGAAGCAGATAACGGATGATCTGCTGGTCACATTCGGAAATCTTATGCTGACCGTTGGGAATCTGGCTGATCAATTTGACGAGGCGTGGAGAAGCGGAGACACTGGAACCAGTATTATGCGTCATCTGGGGGATATAGTGCTGGAGATTACTGGGTTTTTCCGGGAAGCATCTGAGTCAATCAAGGATTGGTCGTCGAAGTTGGATTTTAGCCCATTGTTGCGCTCTTTTGACAATGTTTTGGCGAAGATCACCCCGATTGTAAATAAGGTTGGAAGCATTCTGCTGTGGCTGCTGAATAGCGTATTCCTGCCATTGAGCAAGTGGGCGCTGGAAAAGGCTGTCCCAGTTGTACTTGACCTGATAGCGGCGGGCTTAGAGGTGCTTAATTCTGTATTGGATGCGCTACAGCCGTTGGCAAATTGGCTGTGGGAGAAATTCTTAAAGCCGCTGGGGGAATGGACCGGGGAAATTATTATTGCAGCATTAGAGAAAATTGTTGAATGGCTCACAAAGTTTTCGGATTGGATTTCAAGCCATCAAGAGGAAGTCCAGTTGATTACAGAATACGTTCTTGCATTTTTTGCAGCCTGGAAAGTAACAGAGTTTGTAGAAAATGTTAAAAGAATGATTGATATTTTATCTGAAAAGGGATTGATGGGGATATTGTCTCAGTTATCATCAAAATTGGATATTGCATCATGGGGATTTTTAGGGACTGCTGCGGCAATCGCCGCCGTTGTTTCTGCTGCATTCGAAATATACCAAAATTGGGATAAAATGACACCCACCGAGAAATTCATAGCTGGTTTATTGGCTGCTGCGGCTGCTGCGGCAACATTGGCGGTCGCTATTGGGGGAATCGAAGGACCGTTGGGTGTAACTCTCAGGGTGGCCGCAATAACTGCGGGAGTAGCCGCAGCATTGATTGCCATAAATGCCGGAAAGCGTTCTTCTGCATACCAGGGATCTCATAGTGGAGGTGGAGGAAGCTTTTCAGCCTATTCCATCCCCGTAATGGCATCTTACAAAATGCCCCGACTTGCTACCGGAACCGTGGTCCCCCCGCGCGCTGGCGAGTTTGCCGCGATCTTGGGAGACAATAATGTCGATACGGAGATTGTTAGCCCGATTCCGGCCATGAAGCAAGCATTCAAGGAGGCCATTGCAGAAATGGGCGGTATTGGTGGGAATCAGACGTTAAGGGCGGACCTGATTGTGGATGGAACTAAATTCGGCCAGTTGGTCTATAAGTTCAATAACAAAGAGCGGCAGCGCGTCGGCGTTCGCATGGTGACGGAGGGATAGAGAGCATGAATGAAAATATCTTTTCCATCGATGGCGTGGATCTGCGGGTAAATGTGCTGAAATTGGAGCGAGGGTTTTCCGTGACTGATACGGAAAACTCTAACCGCTTGCAAAATTACAAAATGCACCGGGAAGTGGCAGGAACTTTCTACAACTACACCATGGAAGTGGAGCCGCACCCATCTCACCGGGAAGATTATGATACCTTCTACGAGATCATTACTGCGCCGGTAGAATCTCACCGGATGGTATTTCCGTATGCCCAAAAGACGTTAGAGTTTGAGGCATACGTGACCCAAGGCAAGGACACCATGAAACAGGTAAATGGTCAGAATCTATGGGAAGGATTGTCCGTGTATTTTGTCGCAATGGAACCGCAAAGGAGGCCGTGACATGTTTCTGAAACAATCAATTCTATCCGATGCCGTGCAGAACACGGAGGGACTGAAAATTGTATATGATGACGTGGCCCCTTATGCGAAAGAGCATAGCAGCCCCCAGGTGATAGACCCGGGGCTGCGGCCTCACAAAGGCTTGTATCCGGGAAAAGGACTGTACCCGCGAAAAACTAAGGTAAGGCAGGAATTCCCTGATCTGAGGCGGGATGATCTGACATATCCGGGTTATGCCTTGTGCCTCCCGCGGTTCGCGCTGATGAACGGAAAATACGTCAACTTTCCCGACAATGCGGCGGATTATGGCTATATTTCGGATGAGATATCAGGGGCAGATTGTCACCTTGCAAGGACGGTACGGACCGTCGGACTCCGACCACACGCGGGGTTACATCCTGGCGTGTTCCTATTCCCACGATCAACGACAGAGGAGACAACAAGCAACCCGGAATTGACCATTCTATTCAGCCAGAAATTCACGAGCGTTGGGGTGTTGTTGACGTTCAACATGATGTCAGGTGATTACTGCACAAGGCTTAGAGCCAAGTGGTATTCAGACGGAGAGTTATTATCTGATATGGAGTTCCGGCCTGACTCAGTGCGGTATTTTTGCAATAACTATGTGCGCCTTTATGACAAGATCGTTATAACGTTTTACGAAACCTCACGGCCTTGGAGGCCGGTATTCATCACCCGGATAGATTATGGAATCTACCGGGATTTTTTCGCGGACGAGCTGCTATCAACCTCTTGTCTACAAGAAGTCAATGCTATCAGCGAGAATATCAGTTTCAATACATTGAATTTCACCGTTCGCACTGAAACAAACATTCCGTTCGACTTCCAGAAAAAACAAAAGTTGGCCCTGTATTTCAACGGTCAGCGGATCGGGAATTTCTACTTGAAGAACGGGGCCAGGAAGAACCGCACGGACTACCAGATGGACAGCCACGACGCCATTGGCGTGCTGGACGGCAATGAGTTTCCCGGCGGGGTGTACACTGGTCAGTTGACCAGGGATGTGATTGACCAAATTTTTGAGGGTGAGGATTTCAACTATCTATTGGATGATTCACTGGCAGACATTCCGCTGATCGGGTATATACCATACACGACGAAGCGCAATGCGTTGGTGCAGATTGCATTCTCAATCGGTGCCGTGGTGGATACCAGCAATTACGATGGTGTTCTGATCTATCCGCAGCAGACGGAAGTAACCGGGGAATTTTCGGAAGTCGATACATATGACGGCGTGACCATGGAACACAGTGACGTGGTAACTGGTATTCGGTTGATGGCGCATACATACCAGCAATCAGAGGATACAGAGGAGTTGTACAACGACACGCTATCCGGCACAGCTGAGGTAATATTTTCCGATCCTCATTACGGCCTGACAATTACCGGCGGGACATTGTTGAAGAGCGGGGATAATTACGCCGTGATCAGTGGAACCGGATCGGCGGTTGTGCTGACCGGAAAGAAATATATCCATATGACCACTGCGCTCCTGAAGGAGAATCCCACCATAATATTCAATCGGAACATCAAGGAAGTATCTGACGCCACGCTTGTGCACCCTGGAAATGCTCCCGCGGTGCTGGAACGGGTGTATGAATACTACCAGCGTGCCGAAAACGTGACCGGTGACGTGCTGCTGACAGATAAGACGCTCGGGCAGGTAGTTGGGATTGATACGGGATATGACGGACGCCGGGAAGGAACGATTGAAAGCATTTCATACCAATTCGGCATTCGGGAGATTAAGGCGGAGGTGATCATCCATGAGTAAATATATTGACACGCTGATTTTCGACCGCGTGGCGGCCGACGTGCAGGAGATGAAAGACAAGGCATACATTGCTTATACTGACCTTAATCGTATTGAGTCAGCCATCAAATGGGTGTCGTATGTACTCAACCGGTATGGCTACCAGAATGTGACACATAACAAGCTCAACTGGCAGCCAGAGGACCGTCGGACAGACAGTGAAATGGAACGGTTAAGGGCCAATCTGGTGGCGATCAGGGCGGCTTATTATACACCTTCCAGCACACCGCAGACGCCGGAAAAAATCACGTTCACGTCTATCTATCAGGCCAATTTTATAGAGCGGATTATCTATGATCTTGGTGTACTGGTAGAAGCTTCTTTTCCTGGACCGCGCCGGTTGGCGTGTAAACTGGGGCAACGAACGTTGGGGAATAGGAGGATAAGCCTATGAGTCTGAAAACCAATTATAAAGACGACAAGTTCGCCGGAAAGCGAATCTATAAGATGGATACGCTGGAAGGTGGACTTGTTATGCTGGAGGACCAGACCCAGTACCAGGAAGAGGGAGACATATTCTCCGCAGCAGATATTAATGCTACGAATACGGCTATCAATACCAACACAGAAGGACTTGCCAGGGCGAAAAAGATGATAGAGGAATTGCAAGATAAGGTTGTTGTGAGTCTGCCGGTATCGGGGTGGAGCGGAACGGCACCGTTTACGCAAACAATACCACTTTCAGGGATTAAGAGTACAGATAATCCCATTCCCGGAATGTTGTACCCGGATAACCTGACCGAGGACAGGAAAGCCCAAATTGATAAGAGTTCCAATATGATCACGGAAATAGAGACATTGGACGGATCGCTAAAAGTAACCTGCCAGTTTAAACGGCCAACTGCTGACTTGATCCTGGCGCTGAAAGGGGTTAGTCTATGAAATTATCATTACCGTTTAAGGGCAAAAATGTTGATGTGTCTAGCTTGACAGCCGCCCCCAGTGATGTGCGAAAAGGCAAGAAATATATTGGCTCAGGTAGCGACGATGAACGCATTGGAGAAATGGAGCGGATTGCACCGGTTACGCACAATCTGCCGCTGAATGGGGTATACAACATTCCGGCAGGTGAGCATACTGGACAGGACGTGATCCGCCAGGAATTGCCGACAATGGGAACGCAATATGTTGCACCTGGTGCTGGTCAAATTGTGATCGAATGCGCCGGAAAGTATATGACCGGGAACATCGTCATTCAGGCCGTTGCGAATCTGACGGCAGAAAATATCAAGTATGGTGTTACGGTTGGAGAAGGGGAAGGAGCGGTCACAGGAACATGTCAGGGATTTTTCGATTAATTTGGAGGTGGATTATGGCAATATTAGCCTTGCGAAAAACTGGTGGCGGTGCAGACTTTGACCGGCTTACCGCAGTACCGGAGGACGTGGCCGCGGGGAAAAGGTTCCTGGGAGCTGGGAGTGATGAGACACAAGAGGGGACAATGCCCGTTCAGGGCAGCCCATCTATTATGTTGCCAGCAAACGGTAGTGTGACACTCCCGGCGGGGAAATATACAGGCGGAAAAGTATCGCAGCAGATTGCCACAATGGGTGAACAGAGTATTGGACCCGGCGCAAAACAGATTACCATTAACTGTGCCGGAAAGTATATGACTGGAAATATTATCATACGCCCCACCAAAAACCTGATTATATCTAACATCAAGAAGAATCAGTATGTTGGAGGCGTTGGCCCAGGAATATGGGAAGGTTATGTCAACGATGATCCACTGACTCCGTACTTGTATGGCACGTTCTACGGAAACCAGGGGATTACATCAATGCGTTATACAACATATCGGCAAGGGACCGGTAATGTTTCGCTGTCAAAAGACCACATATCGGCGAGCGCTGGTAGTGGAGAAACTATCGCGTATGTGTTTGACCTTCCGATCCGCTTGGACGGCGTGAAATCATTGACCGTGGAAATGTCCGGTACGGGAAAAACTGCAAAAGTCTTGGTATGTCGTGGCCGCGCAACGGGATACATTGAAATGGTTACGCAATCAGGATCATCCTTGAAATATGAGTATAACCCGGCGTTAGGAGATATCCTCCTTGATGGCACGATTGGTAGAAGTAGTGCCGGTGGTGACGTATGGAATCAACAGAAAACATTTGGGTTAAGCGGCCTTACGGGAAATGCCTATCTGTATATCGGAGCCTCTTCACCGGCGTTCTCCTTTGACTTATATTTTGCGAAATTTAATACCTGATGGAGGAAATAAAATGGAAAAGGATTATAAAAAGACAGGTTGGGTAAATGGCTCTGAGCCAGATATGGATGCCGAGCATATGAACAATATTGAGGATGGAATCGATGGATTATACCATCCTGAATTTGACGATTCCGGGACCGTGGAAGGGATCACGAGCTTTCCTGCATTTTTGTCCACGGTGATCAACAAAATGAATCCGATTGCTTTCTACAAAAATTTTAAGGCGGGGATGAAATATGTACTACATACCGGAAGCCTGATTAATAATGGGCTATGTACGGAAACGGGGAAGTATGCAGCAGACGCAACGCAGCTTAACCCGAACATTGAGAACACATTAGCATGGCAAGTTGCTAAGGTGAATAGTGATTTAGCAGTGCAGCCAGTAACCAATATCGACATTCTTACACTTGGCACCGGACGCTATTACGCAACCAACTGTACCAATATGCCGCCAGGATGGCTCGGCGCATACTTAGACGTTGAACGCCTGGACAATCAGTGGTGTCGCATTACCGCTTGGCCGCCGTATGAAGGAGTGGAGTCACCACAAATAATCAAGTGTTTTGGTGGTACTTGGGGTAATTGGATATCAGTTCTCACATCTACCAATGTTGCTTTTTTTGATGTATCAAGAATTGATTTTTTGTTTAATCCGGCAACGGGAGAATCGGTTATAAAATTTGGCGTATCATCAACAAGGACGGATCAGATTGTCGTTGATGATCAACATATCCGATTAGATCGATGGGATGGTAATACCTGGACTAATATATGGACTAAGTGATCATTCAGCAACAATAAATGTAAAGGAAAAAAACACATTAATATCAATGTTGTTTGTATTGGCGATTAAGTGTACATCACCATTTTCGTAGGCATAACCTGGGTAAGCTTTCCCATCACTTCCAGCAGCGGAAAAGTCTATTATGGTTGCAATACTACAATCCATGTGTAAAATTACGGGATCACCTGCGGAGGGTGCCCAACGCCCATAATAGCTACATATGCCAAGCTTTCCAGTTCGTCGGATTTGACATCGAAACGGATATGATGGTGGAGCTGTAGTTGCACCAATAGGTTTCACAGTAACATCGGCATTTGTAAGAACTTTTTGCGGCATGTCCCAAGTACCATTAATACAATGTCGTAGGTACATTTCTTTCCTGCCTGCGGCTGTTATTAATAATTGCGCGGGATATGGCCCGGACCAGGGGATGTGCAATACCATCATGTGGTCAACTGCATTACTTATGCCTGTGCTTACTGCCGTCTCTGGCGTAATGGTTCCAACCGCAAATGAGGAGCGAAGGCTATTAACCTCCTCCAATGACCACGCGGCTTGCACCGCTAAATCACTAGTTAGCTTATCAGTGACTTTTTTAAAATACGGGCTTGACGGCACTGTGGTGGGGTCTGTGCTCTCAGTCTGCACAATGGATGATCTCTCCACTAATTTGGTCATTACCTTGTCCGCAATCGCGTCCATCAGTGCCTGGCCGCCCACACTTGCCCCCGCCTGGCCCAGCACTCCGCTGGTGTCCAGGGCCGTGATGGCTGACAGTAACTGCTGCTCGAATCCCTTAGCCAGATACTGCCAGTTGGCGCCATCCGCGGCCGGTGGACCTGTGGGGTTGTCCCGTAACGCCACGTAGGTGGACCCCTTATAATAGACCCCGTTCATCGTCTTGTAGGCTGTGCCAGGGTTGTACTCGTCTTTCCAGGCGATCCCAATCACAGCCAGTCTCTCATATCCTGTTGGTATTGACATAATCTCACTCCTCTCTTACGCGATCTTCCAGCAGAGTTCTGCATCATCGGTGACGATAAAATCCACGCCGACTCCTGCCTTCATGTATAACTCCATAGATCCCGGATCCACCAGGAATCCCGGTGCCACGATACTGGCATACTGCGCAGCCCGATCCGCTTCTCTGGAAGCCTGTCCCGCGCTTTCCTGGGACTTCTCGGCCCAGAATTGGCTGTTGCTACCATCCTCTCCTGGTCGGCTGCCGGTGCCGCCCACCGCCCAACTCTCCGCCAAGGTGGCCGCGGCCTCCGATCCGGTCCGGGCCGTCTGCGCTGCCTGCCGCTCCTGCTCCGTCGCTGCCAGCTTGTCATCAGCGTACTGCTTGTACTCCGCTGTGATGTCATTGGCGTGATCTACGGCGCCCTGGGCCTCCTGGCGGACCGTTTGAACGTCCTTGGCGGCCTGATCAATGGCCTCGCCCTTCTCCACCACGTAGTCCACTGCCGTGTTGGTCTGGTCCTGCAGCTTGGCTAGAGCCGACACATTGTATTTGCGTACATCTCGTCCAATTTGCGCATTTGCCCATCCGTTTATTTCCTGACTGATATCAATATGTACTGGTTGAGCTGCCATTCTATCACCATCCTTTATTCTAAGGCCGAAATTCTCCTATCTAAAATTTGAATGTTTCTATCATTCAAATTATGCATATTATATAGATCAAAAATTATATATGGAAGGTTTCTGGCTTCAAACTTGCTTGGATTTAATTCGCCGTACATAGGGCCTCCAGATTTATACTTTTCGTATTCTTCAGCCCATGAATGTAGCCATAGAGTTTTAGAGTGCACCTCTTTCAAATTATTCACCGCAAAAGCATAGTCATCATTTCCGAACCAGCCTGCCCAGAGGTACCACTGGCCTTCTTCATCCGGCTCACCACTCATTCCTGTACACTCATCCTTGGACTGAAAAATCTGTCGGCCATACTTATCCGCGATCTCAAAGTCTCCAATCTCAACGATATTACCGTCCGCCTTAAATCCCACTTTTCCACGCCGCAGGACTTCCAAACCATTTATGTCAATTCTGCATATCTCCACGCCAGTGGCCGATAAAACTCGAATAACTCCATTTTTTCCAAGTCCGGTTCCACCCATTTCAAGTATCCCGCCGCGAATCCTGTCCGCCAACATTGTCCCTACAGTTATATAGTCTGCCAAGAGGTTTCCATCAATCGTCCAGGCATTCCCATATGGTCCATTAATACCTGTTTGACTAAATCCAATCCCATTCTTATTGATCTGGATCACACTTTTCGCCGTCTCCTTATCCGGCGTGTCCATAATCAGGATTCTCCACGGCTGCGTCTTTTTCCCTGTTTCTGGATCCACAACATCCAACACAACATAACCGCCCTTTCCTCCTGTGATCAACTGCGTTGCGTTCTCCACCTTCTTGTTGATCTCCCTGACAGTGCTGTCCGCCACACGGTTAATCCGGTCTGTTATGGTTGCCTGGTCCTTATTGGCACTGGCTGTGAATGTCGGAAGCGTCTGCCCCAGAATCACCTCGTCCTTTCCAGGGTTATCCAGATGGATGGTCTTTTTTGACAGCATGAACCGCTTGCTGATTCCGTGTGGGACACTCTCCACCTGCGTCCAATACCCTACCCGCAACCGTTGAATATCCACATCGATCAGACTCATGTCCACAGCTTTCAGGTCTAGCGTCACCGGCAGCGCAATGGCCTCTTGAAGGTATGCCTTCCCCTTTACCAGCAATGCTTCGGGATCCGTCACGTCATCAAAAGTCTGCACGCCCCAGATCCACCCATACGTGTCCACAGCTGCCTGATCATAGATATAATCCTTTCCACCATTCACGCTGGTGATATCCAGTGGCTTATCCTCTACATCTGGGTCTTCGCTCTCAACGGTAGCACCATAGGGGATCAGCGCTGTAATAATGCTTGTTGGTTTCACATGTTTTGACAGATCCAAAAGATTTTCCCCGAATCGGATCGGCTGGTCATTGATCCCGCCATAGTCATTCACATAATCCAGATACTTCTTCCCGCCGTCCCGCCTAATCCGCAGGTAGCCGCCGTTCCGATTCACCAACTGAGACTTCAAAGTTTTTAGGGTGTTCTCGCAATCGGTGTTACTTCGGTTGATCTCTGCGGCTGAATCAGGCACCGTCACATTGCCGATCAGAAACTGCTTACGCTCCTCCACCTGGCTGTTATGCACGTCCAGACACTTTCCCAGAAACTCCGCGCCACTTCCCGAAAAGTTATAGGGACGCTGAATGCTGTCGATCAAATATGCCAGTTCACCCTCACAGGTCACTTTACCTCGATTATAGAAATCATCCTCATCACCGATTGACCGGCCGGCAAAAATCACTTCGTTGTCCTGGTACACAATGATCTCGCTTTTAAGTGGCTGGATCTTATCCTTGTGTGGGTGGCCTGGTGCAACCCTGAAAGTCAGCTGCCCGTTCTTTCCCATCTCCAAGGTCACTACCGGATCGATCAGCTGCAGCTCTCCTTCATTGTCCCGCGGCTCGTGTAGCGGGTACTCAATTCCATCTGTTATCACCATGACTCTATACATTATAGGATCCCTCCTCTATAATCTATGCTTACTGTGCCGTTTCCGTAGAAGATCAGGATATTCTCGCCTTCCACCAACGATATGGCGTACAGCTTACTTTCGCCTGCCGGCACATCATACCTTGTCCCTTTCCACTCCACCTGCATAGCTGCACTGGCAATGATGGTAGGGATGATCTCCTTGCGCGTCCCTGGTATCGTGACTGTCCGGCTCCCATTCACTTCCAACTCCTTATACTCTCGTATAATGCCGGTTTCAAAGTCTAACGTATCCCATAACCAATCGTCCAAACTGGAAAGCAGCTCATACTTGTATGGGTCCATATCGCCCAATATCGTGATCTGGTTTGTTAGATAATCACTCTTCTCAGATTCAAGCGCCAGACGGCCTATGTAATAGTACCCCGGATCACTGTCCAGAATCACCTTCAGGCGCTGCCCGTGCAGATAGTTGGCAATCTGACTGGTCAGGCTATGCCACCGTTCCGGCTCCCCCATCACATCAAAGATCATTTCCAGCTCACGGTTCCCATATCTGACAGCCCCCAGTGCTTCGGACAGGTCCAACAGGCCGTCGGCTCCTGGCACATCCACAGTATTGGTTTTTGCTTCTGGGAATCCAATGACCAAGGACCGTAATTTCAGCCTCCAGTCATCGAATGTTTTCTTTTCGCCGATTGTCACATTCACCCTTCGTTCCTCCCTCCGACTTCTTTCACGTCTCCCAACTCCGTATCCATATACGGTGCCAGCGTGCGGGCCGCTTCCTTGCCTTCAATGTTGGTCTGTACGATAATGCAGCCTTTTCCCAGGACAATCTTCTGACCGGCGTCATATCCGCCCTGACTCAATGCCGTTTCCATTCCGGCCAGGCCACCCAGCGCATTGAACCGCAGGTTCTCCTGCTGTGTCAGGACCCGCTCTCCATAATCCAAGTAGGCGGGAAAATAATCCCCAGGAACAAAATCGATACCGGTTTTCAGGCGGGGAATCGTCGGGATGTTAAAGCCTTTTCCTCCTACCCCCGGGACCCAATCCGGAATCTTTATCTTGTTCAATCCTTTCAGGAATCCATTAATTAAGTCAATGATTGCATTTATAGGTGCTTTCCATATGCTCCCAAGAGAATCTGCAATAGTCTTAAATATGTTTTTGACATTTTCCCATGCGCCCTTCCAATTTCCCGTAAACACATTCTTGATGAAATCAATGACATTTTTAAGAATATCGGTTATGCGTTGAATCTGGTTTCCCACAAGTTCTACCAAGCCAGAGAACACTTCACTAGCTGCTGATAATAGCACCTCCAATACAGGCACCAAAAGCTCCGATATAGTGGTTATGATCGGCGTCAACGCCTCCACCAAAGGCACCAATGCACTGCTGATCAGCTGCACAATCGGATTGAGCAGTTGCACAAAGCAGTTAATCACTGGCATTAGAACAGACAACAGGGACTGAACCGTAAGTAAAACATCGTAGAATCAATGAAAATCAGTTGCCGTGTGATATTTCGTGTGATATTTTATCGAAGTGCTTAATAATCTTTCGATTCTGTTTTGCGGCTTCCAGATTGATTACATTTCTATACACTGTTTTCATCACGTTGTCACTGCCCCATCCTCCGCGCTGCAATATGTATTGGTCGGGGACGCCGATAGCGTGCATAATACTGGCCGCGTAATGTCTGAGATCATGGAAGCGGAAGTGCGGAACGCCAGAGAAGCGCACGGCCCGGCAGAAGCGGCTGGTGATCTGCTCGGGGGTGGCCTTGATAATTCGGCCTTCAATTCCCGCCATTTTTTCAATTACAAAGTGGGGGTATTCGATTTGACGATAGCTGCTGTAGGTTTTGGGCTGCTTGACGGACCAGATACGATCCGGGCCCATGACCATGCTTTTATTCACATCGACAATATCTCCATGAATATCATCTGATGTAAGGGCGCAGATTTCGCCCCGGCGCATGGGGCCAAAAGCTGCCAGCAGGATGGCAATTTCAAGTTCTTTACCTGCCACATGCTCCAGCAACGTTTTTACATCTTTGTCTGAAGGGGTGTAGAGGTCCGGTTTCTTCCGAGCCGGTAAAGTCGTTTTTAAGCGAAAATCTGGGGCAAACATTTCGATCGTGGCAGACACCAGACCGTGGGCGTTACGGACAGTTTTCGGGCTGTGATCCTTGGAAATTTCGCTGATCCAGATCTGAAGAGCAGTATTACTTAAATCTTTCAGACGGATTTCGCCAACCTTACGCAGGTAGCAGCGCTGGGTTTGCTCATAGAAAGCCACTGTGCTGGGGGACAGAACACCACGCTTGGCGTCAATGTAGCGCGTGACTGCCCCATAAAGGGTAAGATTCTCTGGGGCCTGTGCGGCCTTGCCGGCAGCCCACTCTGAGGCCATGAACTGGGCCTCGCGTCTGGTGGGAGCGGTGAAGGACTTGTAATGCTTTTTACCATCTACGTCTACGTGATCGAATACCTGGATTCGCCAGGAACCGGATGGGAGTTTTTTGGGAGTTGCCATAGTATCATTCCTCCTATTTTTGGAATTTGTGGTACAAAAAATACGCCCTTGCCAGGACGTACTAGGAATGATATAATTTGGGTGTGACGCAGATTATATCTTCCTGGCTTGCCTGGTAAGAGAAAATCTATGTGGAAAGCCGTTCCTGGTTGCCGCCAGGAGCGGTTTTTTTCTTACGTTTTTTTGAATATCTTGACAAGCTATGAACATACTATTATACTATAAATAAGTTAACTCGTGATGGATAAGGCTGGGTTCCCGAATGGGAGTAGGTTGCAAGACTTAGAATTCCTTTGCCCCTGGGGTTAGCTTATTTTTTTGATAGTGAATTTTTAAGGTTCTGAATGATATTGTCAGGATCCTTTTTTATTTCCTCAACTATGAAGTCTATAGTTTGAATACTATATCCATAAGTGTGAGTTAGTTCGTGTTTATAACATAGTTTAGGGTTACTTTTAATGTCATAATATTTGCAAAACAAATTAAAATGATAAGAATTAAATTTCTTTATTTCGCCATTGTATTTTAAGGCAATATCTGACCGTTTCAAATGCGCACAAATTTCATTAACACAACTGGTGGTGCTATATTTATGAGTAGTATTAGGATCTTTTAATTCCTTTATTATTTTAACCTTTGCCTCAGCAGAATTATCAATTCCAACAAACGAGGTTGCTTTGTCTTTGTTTTTTGTTATGTAGTGATAATGTTCGATTCGAATAGCAAACTTGTCATTGTTCATATTAATTGTTTCTGCAATATTGTCATTTGCTGTAAGCAGTCTGCTGGCAATTTCTTCAGGATATTTTACGATTATTTCAGATGCGTCAAGTGCCTTCATGCTGACTGAAAGGGTTAAAAAATTTTGCGGAATAATAGTAGTCATATCCACGTTATGGAAAGCCATCATTTTTTCATTGAAGTTCAAGACACATGACTGAAATAACGGCACATATACCATCTCATACTCCTCGGTAATAAAATGTGTACTTGTGTTTCTTAATTCTATAATTTTTTCGAGATTTAACCTAAGGGGATCTTTATTATTGGTAAAAATATTTTTAATGGCATTTTCCAATGTTATAGTTCTGTTTTTATTATCTGTGTAATAAATACTATCTGGTCCTTTAGTCTTTATTAAATGAGCTTTTAACATTAATTCCCAAGCATTACAGATGAATAGGCTGAAGCCTTCTACACGATATTTAATGGTTGGTTTATTATATAATTCAATAGCCATTGCGAACGCTTCTTTAGATTTTTCCAAAAGACGATCTTCCAATTTCTCCAATATGTTACCCTCCTCCATGTGTTTATTAAAAAGCCAGCGGCTATTTTAATCAAAAACTATAATGATACTTCAGGTACTCATTGATGGGAATACCATGCATAGAGGCTTTTCGCCGTGCTTGAGGACAATTTTTCAAATGGGCAAAAAGCATTTCGTCGGTTATTTCCATCCCACCGGGCATATTACTTGGTTTTGGCAAGTGGATCCGTTCGTTGCAATTCTCTTTAAGTAACTCTGGGGGCATTGCTTTTGTAAATCTTTGTGACAACAATAATTCGGGCCTACTTGGTTGGAAGGAGGCATAATAGGAACGATGAAACCATCGCTGGTAGTCTGCCAATGCCCGGTTGGAGGCCGCATAAGACAGGCCGAAGGTATCATGGATCTGTTCAGCATTTTTGTGGCCCATTTTCTGAATTAGAATTCGCGGAGCAAGGAAGTGGCTGGCAAAGCAATCACAGTCATCCTCAACCTGGGTCTTTAAAAATGCATGCCCCAATTCATGGGCTATCGAAAATCTCATACGTCCGGAGTGAGCATTCTCTTCATAGTACAGTGTATCATCGATCAGGCAGGCATCGTCGCTCAACTTCCGACATGCTGCCTTTTTCTTTTGGGAAAGTTCGGAATAGCCTATAATCTGAATGCCGTATTTGCGGACGACTTCAAAACAGTCAATGGGGAATTCCACTATCCCACAATCTGTATAGATCATGTAGATGATTTCATACAGTCGTTCAAAATTCATTTAATTACTCCTCGTCGTCATCTGATAATATGATACGAGCAAGTCTCATTTTTTCTTCCTGAGAGAGATTTTTACGGCTTCTGGTGTAGACGGTAAGGACATCTTTGTAGGCCGGTTCGATCTTAACACCTTTAGACATCTCATCTAATTCTTCAACTGTAATCCCTAGAGCTTTACACATCACTATAACGTTATTAACGTTGGCCTTTCCGGCTCCGTTTTTAAGGATTGTGTATACTGTTGAATACGGAAGGCCGCACTTTTCGGAAAAGGAGCGAGCATTCATACCCTGTTCTTTGATAAGTCGTTCCAAAACCTTCGCTTTTTCCATAGTTCATACCTCTCTTTTATGATACCTCAATAGGCGTTTGCGAAACGCCACAGCCCGCATAAATTCGGGCTTTTTTCTTTGTTAAAATAAAACAACTCCTCACAGGTTTATGGTAAAATTGAGATGTCCAGTAACAATCAACCATATCCACCTGAAAGGAGTTGTACCTATATGATACCATACAATCAGCTTTCTTTGGCAGATATTTTTTCAAATTGCCAGGATATTTATGAATCTGACAAACCTGAATTCCTCTCACTGCTCCAATCCCATATTGACCTTAATGAAATTGTCCCTGCTTCCTTCCGGAAGCGTTTCCATGCATCAACGGGCAGAGCCCGCAAATACACTTTGTTCGCCCTTTTATGGGCCTTGATTATTCAACGTATTTTTTCTATTCCTACTGACTCGTTGCTGCTTATTTTCCTTCATTATTCCAGACACCTCAGAGAATTCTGTGGCTTTGACAAAGTCCCCGATGCTTCTAAGATAACCCGCTTCAAACAGGATTTTCTTCCTGAACTCGAAGATGTTTTCTCACGCCTTGTTGACCTCACTGAACCCATCTGTCAGGCGATTGACTCTTCCAAGGCCAGTATGACTATCTTCGATTCTTCCGGTCTGGAAGCCTGGGTTACTGAAAACAATCCGAAATACGCGAACCGTATCATTAAACAGCTGAAAGCGTATGCCATTTCCAAAGGCTTTGACGATTCTTTTGATCCATACAAAACTGCCTATGCTTCCATGCCCTCCCATTCAGCTGCCAATCCGGAAATCAAACAGCTCTATATCGATGGGCATTTCTGTTACGCCTATAAGGTTGGAATTGTTACGAATGGACTCGGCATTTTCAGGCACATTGATTTTTACAATAAAGCCTTCTTTGAAAAACACCCTGAAATTACCATTAATAAGAAATCCGATTCTCCCGATGAGGATAAATCCGTCCATGATGCAAGGCTTTTGATTCCTACCCTCCAGGACTTTTTCGCTGCCCATCCTTTGATCCGGCCTGACACATTCCTTGGTGACTCAGCCTTTGATTCCGTTCGCCTGTATAAGGAACTTCTTTCCGGTGATACCTTTGGAACCGGCAGGCACTTCGGGAAAGCTTATATTCCTTTGAACGCCAGGGCACATCTTGAAAACCTTGACTATACCATCAATGAAAATGGGATTCCCTGTTGTCCAAAGGATCCTTCTCTTCCGATGAAATATGAAGGGACCTGTAAACTTAAAAGCGGGGTCACACGATACAAATTCGTCTGTCCCAAAGTTGTTTGGGAAAAGAATCCTGCTTCCGGAAAATACCACCGGGTCTGTAAATGTGATGCCCCATGTACCACATCTTCCTGCGGCAGGATGATTTACACTTATCCTGAGAAAGATCTCCGTGCCTATCCAGGCATTGTGCGGGGGACTGACGAATGGAACCAGACCTACAAAACCAGGACATATGTGGAGCGGTCTATCAATCACATAAAAGACTGCTTCTGTCTGGCCGGACGTAAAACCCAAAACGAGAATACACTTCACGCCGACCTGATACTCGCAGGCATCACCCAATTGATAGGTGTAATTCTCGCAGATAAGATTCATAAGTACGAATGCATACGAACGTTAAAATCCTTAATTGCGTAGGACTTATCAACTTCATAAGCCTTATGGCTTATTAAAGTGCGCCATTATCCGAATACATTACCCCCTTACTTAGGCCATTCTGCTTCGCAAGGTGACTTCTTTATTTGGAATCAATATTGGATACCTGTTTCGCAATCACCTAATGATACCTCAATTATATATGATGAAACGCAAAAAGTAAATAAAAATATTTGGAAATCCGTATATTTTTTGAAGTGCACATAAAAATATTTGGAAATCCGTATATTTTTGCTTGACATTAAACGAATATCCAAATATAATACGTGTATGAAGTTTGGAAGTCCAAACATGAAAGGAGGATATCAATGTACAATAATTTGCTTAAGGCAATGAAGGATAAGAAAATAACCTTCACGCAAATTGCAGAATTACTTCATTGTCAGCTGAATACGGTGTCGGATAAGGCAGATGGAACTGTAAAGAGTGGGTTTTCTATTGATGAGGCATTGCTCATCAAAAAAGTGTTTTTCCCGGAATACGACATCGTATATCTTTTTGAAAGAGAAGTCAATGCGGCATAAAAACAAACACATGTTCGGTGAGACCAATATACCACTATCGGGCAGGGGTGTCAATGGGAAAAGGAGGTGAGAAGATGCGGTTTACACTGAAAGAATGGCTGGATTTGCAAAGAAATGCAGTGAGAACATGCGCTGGGCCGGAAAACATAGTTCCGAAAGTTATTTTTGTAGGAACTGTGACAGAAGATGGAGCTATAGACGCGGACATGAAGCTGGTAGCAGCAGCCGAATGGGAAAATTTTGAAACAGCTTGGAAAAGAATAAGCGGAGCAAATTGTCTCAATAAAGATAAGTCACTCCGCCAAACGCCTCAATTTTTTTTGAGTTGTCGTTGATATGCGGTTTCAGTCATATCTTCCCATGATTCGAATTCTGAATGCAAACTAATGGATTCATCAAAATATCCACTATCCAGTTTATCTAAATCGTCTTGGGAAGTTATATCACAGCCTATAGCTTCGCAAAAATCAACAAAAGTATTGTGTTTAGTGAAATCTTGCATGAATGAATCGGGAAAAACATCGAAAATGCTTCCAGATGATATGTATTCCAAGCGTTTTTCGATATCCCCGGAGTGGTCACCTATGGCAAGTTTGATTTTAACCATGTGGGTTCTCCTTCCATTTCGTACTCGGCGCTGCAACGCCTGTAAATACAGTATAGGACAGGGGGAGGAAAACATCAATACAGAAAAGGAGTGATTAAGTGAACGACTTAACAAGAACTACAATTACATCGATTGAGGCCGCAGAGTGGTGCGGCAAGAAACATAACGATTTGTTAAAGGATATCCGCCGCTATGTCGGCCAGTTAGCCGAGGGGAAAATTTCCCACGGCGATTTTTTCAAGGAGACCACCTATCAGGACGTAAATAATCAGACACGCCCATGTTTCCTGGTCACAAAAAAGGGCTGCGAGTTTATCGCCCACAAGATGACTGGACAGAAGGGGACAGAGTTCACGGCGCGGTACATTAACCGTTTCCATGAAATGGAATCTGGAAAGCTTCCCTGCCCCCTCAATCCCCAGATCGCCTCCAGCGTGGCAGAGCTGGGGCGGGTGACGGAACGGATCATGCGCAAGCAGGGATCACCGGCGTATAAGATTGCGGAGGCGTTCAAACTGGAATGCGAGCAGTTCGGCATTCAGCTCCCGGCAGATTTTGTAAAAGTACCTGATTATGAGCAGTTGTCGCTGACAGAGCTTTTGAGATGACCTGCAGAACCTGCTGCCACGGCCGCTGGTGTCTGGAGCGTGACAGGCGGTATCCATGTAGGAATTATAGCAGGAAGGAGGGAACGCGTAATGAAAAAGAGCGCATATCAGCAGCGCGAGGACGAGGTGAAAATCCTCATCAATGAAGCAAAAGTTCGAAACAACCTGACCGACGAAGGTCTGGCAAAGAAAATCGGAATGCCGCTGGGGACGCTTCGAAACCGAAAAGTTCATCCGGGGAGATATCGGCTGGATGATATCTGGTTGCTGGAGCAGCTGGCGGGCAGAAGGTTGGTAGGAGGTGATTGCGGTGATCAAGGTATTGGATGACCCGAACTACACCGAGCTGCAGGAGGAGAACACCTGGCTGCGCGGCAGCCTGCGGGAGGCCCGGCGGAGCCAGGAGAGCGCGGAGCGGATGGCGCTGATGTGTATGGTGCTGTTTTCGATCACCGGAACGCTGCTGGCGTTGACTTGGGGCGGGATTATTGTGGTGTGAGAGGAGGCAATCATGAAGAGAGAGCAGATGGAGGCTATTGCAGCCAAAGCGGCGCGGCTGGCCATAAGCACACTGGACGCTGAGGACAAGCAGTTCTGGGAAGAGATAGGGCTGGATCCGTACCATGAGTATCTGGATCAGCTGTGGGCAGGTGACACCTTGTGCCTGCGGAGTTGGATCGGCCAGGAGATTGAGGCGGGCTGCCGGGAGGCAGTGGAGATCATGAAGATGTGGATCCGGGCAGAACTGCCGGTGGCGTGAAAGGGAGGTATATATGGCAACATTCATTGAAATTAATGCAGACATTTTCAACGTTGATAAAATTCAGGCGATTATTCGCAGAGATGAGAAGAACCGTCTGGGATACGACAATGGAGTTTACCTTCTCGAAATTCATATGGAAGGGGGCATCGGTTCCATGTCGAAAGCCTATTCATCTAAGAAGTTTCGTGATGATGATTTTGTGAAGGCCAGAAAGCAGTTGATGGGAAATAGTCGTACAAAAAAAGAACCCCAGACGGAGGCAACCGTCCGGGATTCCAGTAACTAAAAAGTGATCTTACAGCCCCTATTATACGGGGAAAATCGGAGGAAATCAAGATGGAAGATAAAAGTTTTCGCAGCCTGGTATTATTGCAGGAGCTCGTAGCCAAGAGAGCCAGAGAAGGAGCGGAGTACTCCTCTGAAAAAGAGGCATATCACTGGGTGATGGAAGAGATCGCACAACTGATGGCAGAGATTGTTCTGGAGGATTGAGACTATGATGATAAAAGCAAAGGATCTTCAGCCCGGCCAGGTGATCCGGGTGGAGTATGGGGACTATGGAAATTGGCAGAAGTTCTGTGTTGAGGCCATTAAACGGACAGAGAGCAGGCTCGTCACTTATGTACATAGCTGTGACTGCAGCCCGATAAAGACAGATTTCTCATTTCGGTTGGATGAAGAGGTGGAGGTGATCGTAGGTGAAAACGCTGAATTTTAGAACATTGACTGCCGGAGAGATTGATTGCCGGATCGCTACAGTAAAAGAGTCCGGCATTTCCCTTCTGCTCTATAAAGACGCACGGGTGGACCAGAACATTCTGGATGAGGTGGTGGGACCGATGAACTGGTCCCGCTCCCACCAGCTGATCGGGGACCGGCTCTACTGTACCGTGTCGATCCGGGATGGAGAGACAGGGGAATGGGTGGCCAAGCAGGATGTCGGGACAGAGAGTTACACAGAAAAAGAGAAGGGACAGGCCTCCGACAGTTTTAAACGCGCCTGTTTTAACTGGGGGATTGGGAGGGAGTTGTATACGGCCCCCTTCATCTGGATTGGCCGGACGGACTGCAGCATTCTGGAGGCAGTGGATTCAAGAGGACAGAAGCGGTACACCTGCTATGATTCATTTCATGTTACCCAGATCGGTTACGATGAGAACCGCAACATCAACGCGCTGGTAATCAAAAAGGATAAAGGCGGCAAAGTTGTCTATACCTTGGGGCAGAAGCAGCCTGCGAAGGCGGAATCACCGGTACCTTCCACTTCTGATCCGGGCCGTATAACCCAGGCGCAGATCAAAACACTCCTGGAAACCGGAAAGAAAAAGAAGGTGAACCGGGCGTCCATCTGCGCGACCTTTGGCGTGAAAACGATGGAGGAAATGACGACAGAACAGTTTAAGGAATGCATGTCCCGGTTCCAGGGACTGCCGGATCAGGAGTAACACATGGAGGCGGCGGGCATTTTGAAAACGGTATCCAGGGACTGGCAGTCTGGGAAATTTCTTTTGACCTTTGAGGTGGAGGGGGATATCACGCGGCAGTTGGAGGGAATCCGGGAGCAGCGGCTGTCCATCGTGGCCAGGCGATTCCGCAGGAAGCGGAGCCTGGACGCCAATGCCTATTACTGGCAGCTGCTGTCCAGGCTGGCAGAGTCTGCAGGAATCTCCAAGAACCGGGCGCATAACCTTATGCTGCGACGTTATGGGCAGACTGAGACGGTCGATGGCCGGATGATCTATGTGGTGGTGCCGGATGATGATTCCGGCGAGGAGAAAGCCCTGGAAGCGGAAACCTATCACATCAAACCGACGTCGGAAGTGAAACAGGCAAGGGATGGCGCTGCATTCCGTACATACATCATGTTGAGAGGTTCCAGCACCTATGATACCCGTGAGATGTCTGAGTTGATCAACGGCCTGGTGTCGGAGTGCCGGGAAATGGGGATCGAGACCATGACGCCGGATCAGCTGGCGGAGATGATGGCTTTGCATGAACAGCACTGAAAGAAGGAACGTCCATGAAAAAGCTGTACAGCGTTTTGACGGATGATATGGAGCACTGCATAATTACCGGGGATTGCAACGTGGAACGGCACCATGTGTTCAATGGTTCAAATCGGACACTGTCGGAACGGTACGGTTTTATTGTACCGCTTCGGCCGGACTGGCACAACATGACCCCATACAGTGTCCATATGGATCAGCAGTTTGACCTGAGCCTGAAGCGGAAAGCCCAGGCGTATTATGAAAGCCACTATGGCAGCCGGGAGGAGTTCCGGCAGACATTTGGCAAGAGTTATTTATAAGAGACAGGGAACAACGGTATGCTTTGCTTTTAATATGTCACGATAGGACCGTAAAGTATACTTTCTGATTTTTCAGCGCCCGGCGGGTCCTCCTGCCGGGCAGAAAGGAGGGCACATGGGGAAATCCCAAAGGGAGAAGGGCAAACGCGGGGAACGCGAGCTTGCCGGCCAGCTGCGGGAGTATGGCTATGACTGCCGCCGGGGC